CCCACATCGGGTACTTCAAGGGTGGAGCAAGCTAAACCCTTAGCTCAAAAGCTGACAAGCCCCAAGCGTGTAGGTTCGCTTGGGGCTTGTCTTTTGCTAGGATTATCGCAACAGAGAGAGAACCTACATGAGCAAAAAACTAACAGGCACAGTATCCGTCTTTAGCAACTCACCAGGACAGCCCACCGGATACGGACAAGCCACCGATGCGCTAGTGAAACTACTAAAGCGTGATGGTGCAGATGTAGCCTCACTGTCTAACTACGGACATGAAGGCATCAACACGATCTACAACACCGAGTATGGCGAGATTCCAATCTATGCCAGAGGCAGTGAAGCCTACTCAAACGATGTGACACCAGCACATCACAAGCATTGGAAAGCACTAAACGCTGACCAGCCAGACTTGATGATTACGCTTTACGATGTCTGGGTTCTGACCTCAAAAGCTTTTGACTCTATCCCTATTGCAAGCTGGACACCGATTGACCATAACCCTGTGCCACCAGCAGTATTGAAGTGGCTACAAAAGGAAAATGTCACGCCCCTTGCCATGAGCAAGTTTGGCTTAGACCAGATAAACAAGGTTGGTGTTGAGGGTCATTACATCCCTCACAGCATTGACACCAAGGTATTCAAGTTCACCGACAAAATTGACGACTTGCCAGTTGATGAATACATGGGGTTTGAGGATGGTCGCTTTGTAGTTGGCATGAATGCTGCTAACAAGTCATCAGGCATCTTGCACCGCAAGGCTTACTCAGAGAACATGATGGCCTTTGCAATGTTTGCTCGGAAGCACCCAGATGCAATGCTTTACATCCACGCAGACCCAAGCTCACCTCACGGCTGGAACCTTATGGCTCTAGGTCAGTTGCTAGGTATCCCAGTAGATAACATGACCTTCCCTGACCCACTTGCTTATCGCTACGGAATGCCACAATCTACACTTGCAGGAATCTACTCAAGCTGGGATGTCATGCTTGCTACGAGCTACGGCGAGGGATTTGGGATACCGACAATCGAGGCACAGGCAGTTGGAGTGCCAGTTATTGCCAGCAACTTTGCTGCCTCACCTGAGCTAATAGGCGATGGTTGGGCAATCAGTGGTCAGCCACTCTATGACCCAGCTCAGCACTCATTCTGGACTATCCCATCGGTGCCAGAGATAGTAGAAGCCTTAGAACAGGCCTACGCTAGAGGCAAGGGCAAGTCAGCTAAGGCAGTTGAGTTTGCTCAAGCCTTTGACCATGAAAAGGTTTGGCAAGAGAACTGGATGCCGGTGCTAAAGAAACTACTCAAGTGATCCCAGTCTTAGGCTTTGCAACCCTCAAAAGGTTTGACCTAGCTCAGAGATTGCTTGACTCGATTGACTACCCAGTCGAGCACTTAGTCATTGTTGATAACTCAGGCACTAAGACCTGGCAACCTAGCCAGCCAGAAAAGGTAAAGAATCTTTGGGTCATACGAGTTCCATACGGACTCGGGCTTGTAGGTGCTTGGAACCTAATTGTGAAGTCAACACCCTATGCCCCTTACTGGGTCTTAGTAAATGATGATGCTTGGTTTGGTGAGGGTGCCCTAGAGATTATTGCCCAAGATGCCAACCCAGATGGCTTGTGCTTCCCACACATCAGCCCAGACTGGTCTTGCATTGTGCTTGGTCAAAAGGTTGTTGAGGAAGTCGGGCTTTACGATGAGCGACTCTATCCCCTGTATTTTGACGACAACGACTACGAGCGCAGAATCAGAAACGCTGGGTTGCCAGTCACGAGAATAGATGCGATAGTCCACCATGAAAATAGCTCAACGCTCAAGTCAGGCTACGAGCACAAGAACGCTGTTAGTTATAGAAACAACCAAAAGCTGTTTGACTCTAAAGTCCTAAACAACGATTACAGCGAGGGCAACTGGAACCTAAAGATAAGGCGTGAAAACTCGTGGGATTAGTTTATACAGGTGGGACCTTTGACCTTTACCATTGGGCGCATGGCGAGTTCCTACGGCGATGCTCAGAGTTTGGCAGTGTTGTTGTATCTCTAAACACGGATGAGTTCATTGAGGAATACAAGGGTAAGCCCCCAGTGCTGACATACGAGGAAAGAGCGAGAGCACTAGAGTCGGTCAAATGGGTAGATAGGGTTGTGCCTAATGTCGGGGGTGCAGATAGCAAGATTGCCATTGAGCTAGTTATGCCTGACATTATTGCTATTGGCAGTGATTGGGCTAGGCGTGATTACTACAAGCAAATGCAGTTTGATCAGGACTGGCTGGATGAGCGAGGCATTGCCCTTGTCTACATACCATACGGCCAAGGCATCAGCTCAACAGCAGTCAAAGAGCGTATGCTTTTTAGGCGATAGACTAGGAGAATTATGAGCATCACAAATGGCTATGCCGCACTCGCAGATGTAAAAGCTGCCCTAAGAATCACTGACAGCATGGATGACGCTTTGCTGGAAACAGCCATTGAGTCTGCCTCAAGGCTTATTGACGGCTTCACAGCCAGAAGCTTCTCTAACGCAGGAACGGCTGTACGCAACTTTGCTGCTACCGATGCCATCAACCTAATCATTGACGATGCCATCACAGTCACCAAGGTCGAGTCAACAGACGAGATTGGCGATACCTACACAGAGTGGACTGCAACTGACTACCAGCTTGAGCCAGTCAACAGCAGAGCCGATGGACTCTACTCACCATACACAGGTATCCGAGCCATCAACACTTACACTTGGCCAGTAGTTGACTATCAGGCACTTGTAAGAATCACTGGCACTTGGGGTTGGGCATCTGTGCCTACCGCTGTGAAGCAAGCTTGCATCATTCAGTCATCGAGAATCTTCAAGCGTCTGGACTCACCTCTAGGTGTTGCTGGCTTTGGCGACATGGGTGCAATCCGAGTTGGTCGCTACCTAGACCCAGATGTTGAACAGCTACTCATGCCTTACAGGATTATGAGGAACTTCGGCTAATGAGCATCAGCCTAATTAGGCAGGGCCTAGCCACTAATCTTGCAACCATCTCAGGGCTTAGAGCCGTTGCTGAGGTTCCTGATCTACCAAACCCACCGATTGCCATTGTTGCCCTAAACTCTGTCACCTACGACAGAGCCTACGCAAACGGCATGACTGGCTACAACTTCACAGTCACTGTCATTGTTGGCAGGGTTGCCGAAAGGGAAGCACAAAGACGGCTGGATGCCTACATCTCTACTGGGGACAGTAGTGTCAAAAGTGCGATAGAATCAGACAAGACTCTCGGTGGTAATGCCTACGATTGCCGAGTAGTGTCAATGGACTCAGTCGGGTCTTTGACAATCAGCGATAACACATACCTGGCTGCTGACTTCTCGGTCACAGTCATAGCAAACTAGGAGAAATAACATGGCAAAGTTTTACGCAAGAGATTACAAGATTACAGTTGGCACTGCCAACCTAAGCGAGGACATCGCATCTGTGACCCTTGACATCACCGCAGACGAAGTAGAAACCACAGCATTTGGTTCAACTTACCGCACCCGCATTGGTGGCCTAAAGGATGCATCTGTATCCCTAGACTTCCACCAGGACTTTGGTGCAGGATCAGTTGATGCTCTACTATTCCCACTTATGGGTTCAACTGTTGCAGTCAAGATTGCACCTACCTCAGGTACAGTCACCGCAACCAACCCTGAGTACCGCTTCACAGCTCTAGTCACCCAGTACCAGCCATTTGCCGGTGCCGTTGGTGACCTTGCAACCCTATCTGTGACTTGGCCTGTATCAGGCGAAGTTGAGCGTGGCACTGCGCCTTCAGCGTGATCCACTAGGATAAGAGCATGAAAATAAACCTACAAGTAGAGTTCAGCGACAAGCCTGGTGAAACCAAAGAGGTCACCTGCCTAGCATCCGACATGGTGAAGTTTGAGTCACACTTCAACATCTCCATTGCGAACCTAGACAAAGACCTCAAAATCACTCACCTGCTTTTCCTAGCTTGGGCAAGTGAAACACGCACCAAGGCAACTGCTAAAACCTTCGATGAGTGGATTGACGGAGTTCTCTCCGTTTCGGCCTCTGACGACCCAAAAGCATAAAGGGTCTAGGGGATCAATCAGCTCATTGGTTCATAGCATCTCTGGCAGTCGAAACTGGCATAAGCCCCAGAGAGTTGTTAGAACTCGATGAACGAATGCTCTGGACAATCAGCCGGTATTTGATTTTTAGAAATCAACAAGGCTCAAAAAGATAAGCCCCCCAAAAGGGGGTTTTTCTTTTGGGTAGAATTAGAGAAGTTATCTATCTAGGAGTTCCCTTTGAGTGCTATTCGCAAGGCAAACATGACTGCCTCTGTGCAAGGCGTGAGGGAAACCCTGCAGTTGCTTGATGGTGTGCAACCAGGTTCCATCAAGGAATTACGCAAAGAGATAAAGACAATTCTCGAACCAACTTTGTCGGCTATCAAAGCCAATGTGCCAGCCTCTGCACCGCTATCCGGCATGAATCACTATGGCCGCACTAGGTTCGACAGACCTCAGGTAAAGTCAACCTTGCTAACAGCCCAGTCAAAATACAGGGACACTACACCGCTTATTAGGATCGAGGTAGTCCCAGACGAGAACTCAGTAGGTTTTGAGATTGCTGACATGGCTGGTAGACGCACATTGCAGCACGGCCCAAGGATGCCTTACCAATACAAGGGCAGGGGTCGCAGAGGTGGCTCTGGTCGCCAGAACCCAACCAAGTCAAGACCTGTTGTAAGGCGTGGCAACGGCAGAGAGTTTAGCTACCGCATCAACGGACAGGGCACAGCTATGATTCGCAACCTAAACAAGTTGCCATCTCGTTATGTTTACCCACCAGTTGAGAACAACATTTTCAGAATTAGAGATGACATGCTTCATACACTTGAGAAGTATGTTGAAAAAATCAACCACAAACTTAAGGTTCGCTAATGGCAATCAGAATACCCATCCTTACCAGTTTTGACCCTAAGGGCCTAAGACAAGCTAATGCTCAGCTAAGAACCCTACAAGGGTCAGTTAGCGCACTAGGTCGCAACCTTGCAGTTGCTGGTGTTGCCATTACAGCTACCTTTGCAGCTATCGGTAGAAGCGTTGCCGATGCCGCTGACTCTCAGAGAGTCTTTGCTCAAACCGAGGCCGTTCTCAAGTCAATGGGAACTACTGCCAATGGCACAGCAACAGACATCTCTAACATGGCATCAGCCCTGCAAAAGAGCACAGCATTTAGTGACGAGGCAATCCTCTCTGGTGCCAACCTGCTACTTACTTTCAAGAACATTCAGAACCAGGCTGGCGAAGGCAATGACATCTTTGACCAGACCGCACAGCTCATGCTCGATGTTGCAAGAGCTATGGGCACAAGTGCCAGCGGTGAGGCAATCAGACTTGGTAAGGCACTCAACGACCCAGTAAAGGGAATCTCTGCACTTACTCGTGTCGGTATTCAGTTCACCGAACAGCAAAAGGCACAGATAAAGGCTTTGGCTCAATCTGGCGATTTGATGGGTGCCCAAAAGATTATCTTGGCAGAGCTACAAGCTCAGTTCGGTGGATCTGCTGCTGCTTATGCGCAGACCTTTGCCGGACAAGTTGAAAGCCTAAACAATGAGCTAAACGACCTATCCGAAGAAATCGGCTTTATGGTCATGCCAGCACTCAAGGGTATGGTTACTGAGTTTAGAAACCTAATCCCTGTTATTGGTGCACAACTAAAGTCAGCTATCGAGTCTGTTGACTGGAAAGCTCTAACGACAGATGTAGCCAACCTAGTCACATTCCTAATCAGTAATGCCGCTGCTATTGCAAAACTAACTGTTGCCATCTTTGCCATAAACACAGCCTTCAAGGCAATGCAGGTTGTCGTAGGAATTGTCAATGTCGCTCTAGCCCTAAAGACTTGGTGGCTTGCCAAGATTGCCTCTGGTATGACTGCTGCCTCTATCGCTACTGGAGTCTTTAGCACAGCGCTAAGGGCTATTCCTATTGTGGCTATTGTCACAGCTCTTGGTTTGTTAGTCACAGCTTTTATGAATACAGACGAGTGGGCTGGTAAGTCGGCGTCTGGTGTCGCAACATTTGGCGACAAACTTTCCTATGTTGGTGGCAAGGCAGGTATCGCCACAAGTGCCATCAAGGATTACAACAGAGCAGTTAGCTCAATGCCAAAGGTCGGCAACATTGACATCCCAGTTGTCGGTGGTGGCCGAGGGCTAGACCTGTCAGGCATACAACGCAACATTGGTGGAGCTGGTGTATCTGCCCCAAGCATCAATAGCGCAAGAGGTGGCGGTGTAGGTGCCCAAGTTTCGACAGTAAATAGCGTTCTAAAGGCTGGCACAATAGAGGCCACAAGAACATCAAAGCTATTAGCTAAGGGTGTCAGTGAGGGCTTTGCTCAACTTATTGTTTCAACAGCAACAACTAAAAAGTCTTTCCAAAAAGAACTTGGCAAACTTGCGACCCCACAGCAGGTATCAAAAGCTCAGGCCAGATTCAACAAGACTATCGCAGGTCAGCAAGAGGTTGCCGCTGCCGCTGCTCAGGCCGCTGCTGCCGCTGCCCAAGCTGCTGCCGAGGCTGCTGCTGCTCAAGAGGCTGCAGCTAGGGCTGAGGCTGAGGCACTTGCCGAGCGTGAGCGTGTATTCCAGTCATTTGCGGATTCGGTAAAGAACACCTTTGCAGGAATCAAGAACTCAATACTTGGTGCCTTTGACCTAACACAGCTCGGTGGATCTACAAATGCCATTACTCGAAACATGGACAAGCTACTCATCAGGTTGAGAGGCTTTGCTGAGAATGTCAAACAGCTTGCAAGCTTGGGTCTAAACCCAGCCCTATTACAGCAGGTCATCTCTGCTGGACCAATGGCAGGTGCCAGCTTGGCTCAGGCTTTAGTCACAGGTGGAGCAGGTGCCCTATCTGCCATCAACGCTGGCTACAACGAGTTTGGTGCCCTATCTAGCCAGATTGCACAAACAGGCACAGAGAGCCTATTCAACAGAGAAGCACAGCAGACTGTTTACAACATAAATGTTGACGGCGGTGTTGGCTCTGGTGCAACTATCGGTAAGGCTATCGTTGACGCTATCAAAGCCTACGAGCGTACCTCTGGTGCCGTCTGGCAGGGTGCATAGTGCCAGCGCCCTCAGTCAAAGTTGAGCTTGGTCTAAACCTTGGCCAGCGTGACCCCTTTGCCTTTGTCCTAGACAGCGCAACTAGGGGTGTCTTAGATGGCACCGAGTTTACCCTTGGTGGCGAGAGATACTTTGACATCACCCCACGCCTAGTCACTACAACTGTCCGGCGAGGCAAAAACAATGCACTTGACCGCATTGACGCTGGTATCGTGACCATCACTGTTGACAACTCAGACAGAGAGTTTGACCCCCTTTATCAGGATGGCCCTTACTTTGGTCAGCTTGTACCTAGACGCTCGGTAAGAGTATCGGCTAATGACCAGCCTGTATTCCTTGGCTTTATTGACGATTTTGACATTCAGTATGAGCCTGGCAAGCAGTCGGTTGTCCAGATACAGGTTTCAGATGCCTTCTCTGTTTTGGCTAACTCAGGGCTTGAGGAGTTTACCCCTGACTCAGAGCTGTCCGGTGCCAGAATCAACACAGTCCTAGACAGGCCAGAAGTTGACTGGCCAGAGGAGCTTAGGGACATTGATCTTGGCAACTCTGTAATGCTCGATGCCGATGTGGCTGAGGGAACTGGAACTCTTGAGTATCTGCAACTTGTAGCCAACTCTGAGTTTGGTACTTTGTTTCTGGCAAAAGACGGAAAGATTACCTACCGAGAGCGCAACGCTGTACCCAACACCCCTAACATCGTATTCAGCGATGAGATAGTTTCAGGGGCTTACACAGGCATCCAGTTTGCCGATGTCAACATTGTGTACGGATCAGAGAACCTTTACAACCGCATTAGCCTTGCCAACGCTGACCTTATCCCTGAGCAAGCCTTTGCCGAGGATGCTGACTCACAAGCCCTATACGGCCCAAGAGTGCTAGACCAGTCTGGCTTGCTTATCCAAGACCCAGCTCAGCTCCAATTCCTTGCCGACTACTTGCTTGCCAGATACAAAGAGCCTCAGTATCGCTTTGAAACTGTGACAGTCGTTATGGACACAATCAGCGAGGCTAATCAAGATGCAGTCCTAGACCTTGAGATTGGCGACATTGTGCTGGTCAGGTTTGAGCCGTCTGACATCCCACCAGCCATCGAGCAGTATTGCCGGATTATCGGAATCAACCATGACTGGAACCCAGGTAGCAAGAACATTAGCTTTGCCCTAGAACGCCTTGACTTTGCCATCTTTATCCTCAATGACGCTGTGCTCGGTGTGCTAGACGATGACCGACTAGCCTACGAGTGATAAACTAAACCCAAGACAAAAGGAAACCAATGCCTAGAAAAACCTTTACCGCTGGAGAAGTCCTAGCAGCTGCTGATGTGAACCTATACCTCAGCAACGAAACAACGCTGACTGCCTCTACTGTGACCGCTTACACTGTCACCACATCTGACCGCTACAAGATCCTTGAGTTTGACTCTGCCTCAGCGCAGACAGTCACCTTCTCAACTGCCACAGCCTTCATCGCTGGTGAGCGTGTAGACATCCTTAGAGATGGTGCCGGAACTGTCACTATCAACGCAGCTTCAACGGCAGTATCTATCTTGGGTCGAGGAACAGCAGGAACCGCATACGCAATCGGGACTCGCTATGACGCTGTTTCTGTTGTCTGTGTGTCTGCTAACTCTTACCGCATAATTGGAAACGCAACGGCGGTCTAGTTATGGCACTCTTTCCGTTAGGTATTTTGAGTGCTGCTGGGGCTGGTGGGGGAGCTGTTGGAGATTTTGAGCTTATTGAAACCCAGATTCTAGGTTCTAATCAGGCTTCCATTACTTTCAGCAATTTAGGCAATTTCTCATCTACCTATAAGCACTTACAAATTAGAGCAGCTTCTAAAAGTAATCACGCTGCTGTTTGGGAAGTTGGCAGGATTTCCGTAAATGGAGATTTTGCTGGCAACTATTCCGCACACAATTTATTTGGAAGTGGGTCATCTGTGGGTTCTAACGCAGATGTGAATGGCTCATCGGGATACTTCTCTACTTCTGGAGCAACAACCGCAAATGACTTCGGCGCACAAGTAATAGATTTCTTAGACGCATACAGCAGCACCAAAAACAAAACATTTAGAGCACTTAGTGGTTCAATAGCATCAAGTGAAATTAGATTATCAAGTGGTGCTTGGAGAAATACTACTGGTATTACTTCAATAACTCTTTGGACACTTGCTGGAACCGCTTGGCTCACTGGTTCACGCTTTTCAATCTACGGAATACGTGGCTGATAGACTATGACTATGACAAAATGCGTAATCTGGCACAAGAGTAAAAATGACCGAGGATACGGACAAGAGTTCTTCCGAGGCAAAAACACAAAGGCACACCGAGCCGAGTGGATAAGAGCAAATGGCGAAATCCCTGAAGGCTATGTCCTAGACCACATCTGCCATAACGAAGCTGCTCAGCGTGGCGAGTGTGCTGGCGGTTGGACTTGCGAACACCGAGCTTGTGTAAACCTTGACCACCTTCGATTGGTTAGCCCTTCCGAAAATGTCTTGGCTGGAAACCACAGCATTGACACAAAGCAGTCTTGCCCTGTCGGTCATTCCTACAAAGACGAACGCAACATTATGATTCGCAAATCAGGCAAGCGTGAATGTGCCGAGTGTAATCGTCAAAGAGCCAACGCTGTTTACGCTAGAAGAAAGCTTCAGGTCGCATAATGTCCCAAGACTACATTCCTTTAGCTACTGTGACCCTAGCCTCATCAGCTTCATCAGTCACCTTTAGCAACATACCTGCTACTTATAGGGATTTGATTGTCGTTGGCGATTACACAGGAAGCACAGTTGCTCTTGTTGTAATGACTTTCAATGGGAACAGCTCTAATCTTTCTTCCGTTGAAATGGCTGCTAACTCTGGGGGCGTTTTTTCTGGCACGGCAACAAACATAAACTTTGGTGCTATTTATGGTACAAACAAAATGACTGTTATCTCGCAGATAATGGATTACTCGGCAACGGACAAGCACAAAACAGTTCTAAGGCGTGGAAACAACGCACAACAAAGCGAACTAAATGCTGCTGCTGGTCGCTGGGCTTCAACGGCAGCAATTACTTCCGTTGCTTTGACTTGTAATTCAGGCACATTTAGCTCTGGTTCAACATTCAATCTTTACGGAATAGTAGCTTAGGGAACAAAAGGAAAATAAAATGCGTTTGATTGAATCTAAAACTCTAGGCACAGCACAAGCGAGCGTTCAGTTTACAAACATTCCACAAGACGGAACAGACCTTTTGATTTTATGCTCGGTTAGGGGCGCTAGTGCTTCGACAGTTGATGCCTTGTTGATGAGCATAAACGGAGATAACTCACAATCAAATGGTTCTTCTAGGTGGCTACAAGGCACAGGCTCTGGCGTTGGAAGTTCGACTGGCTCCTTCGCTGCTGGTGGTATTACAAATGCCGACACTTCAACATCTAACACTTTTGGAAACGCAAGCATCTACATCACAAATTACACAAGCACGAGTGCTAAATCTATCTCGCAAGATTATGTGACGGAAAACAATGCGACTCAGGCTTTTCAGCGAATCACCGCAAGCCTTTCAAGTGCCACTGCTGCCATTACCTCACTTAGCTTCGACCTAGCTGGCCCGAACCTTTTGGCTGGCACAATCATCTCTCTCTACAAAATCACAAAAGGCTCTGACGGAATAGTCACCACCTCTCCATAACAAGAAAGAAAAGAAAATGACAGAAGTAATCACCAAGCTAGTAGTGGACTGTGCGACAGGCGAAGCCACCGAAGTTCCCCTAACAGCAGAAGAACTAGCCCAGCGCGAAACTGACCGCCTAGCATTTGAAGCTAGAGAAGCAGAACGCCTAGCTGCTGAGGAAGCAAAAGAAGCAGCTAAAGCCTCTGCCAATGCCAAGCTCGCTGCTCTAGGTCTAACGGCTGACGAAATCGCTGCTATCACCGCATAATGGCTGACGAAACAACTGGGGTACGCATTACCCAGCAAGCAATTTACGCCAAGCAACTTGAGCATGGGGAAACCCTTGTCAAGATCCTTGAGAAGCTGGACCACTTAGACGAGGTTCCTGCACGCTTGAGAGAGGTAGAGCTAACACTTGCTCGCCTGGCTTGGATTGAGAAGGTCGCTTACACAGGACTTGGTGCTGGTGTTATTGCCCTAGTTGGCTCAGTAATAAACATGATTGGAAACTAATGAGAACTCGACCACAATTCCCACTAGACGGCAAAAAGGGCAAAGACTGGAAAGTCACGAGTCCCTTTGGAATCCGTATACATCCCATTGAAAAAATACGCAAAAGTCATAATGGGGTCGATCTATGGGGTCCTAAGCCAAAGATTTGGGTAGAAGCCTGGCACGATGGTCGAGTCATTGCAGCTGGCACATCCAAACTAAAGAATCCAGACGGCTCTCTCGGTGGTGTCGGCTGGTATGTGGACATTCGGTCAAACATAAATGGCAAGTGGTATGTCGCTCGCTACGCACACATGGTCGAGAACAGCCTCAAGGTTGTCAAGGGCCAGAAGGTCACCGCTGGAACCAAGCTAGGTATCATGGGCAACACCGGTGCCTCAGCAGGTCGCCACTTGCACTTTGAGATTTGCAAGGGTCGGGTTCACAGATGGACACTTGACGGCAAGGGCTTTGTTGACCCGATGAAGTTTGTATTCAATGTCATTGACAAGTTTGACCTAGAGGCCTCAATCCCTCAGCCGACAGTTGACACAGGCGAAACCCTACCTGCTCCGACACACGAGCCAGAGCCAAAAGCCCCTAAGCCCCCAAAGGTGAAACCCAAGAGTGCTAAATAACTTAGCCAAGAACAAGAGCCTACGACTTATGTTTGTAGGCTCTTTTCTTTTCTTTATGGTCTGGCAACCTACCCCTGCCTACGCTGCTCAAGCTTGGGCCAACATCACCTGCCAAGACTCGGCTGGCAATACAATTACTAGACAAACTGGATGGGACAATGAAAACTCTTACTTCCTGGATAAAGGCAACATTGCACAGCACTACTGCGAAGGTGGTTGGGCTGGCCAGTTCACCACTTTTGTTGGTGTTGTATCTCGTGACGGCAGTGAGCTGGATCCTGCTTTGCTTTACCATCCTGGCTACATTGCTCCTAGTCCTGTCAATCCCACTCCTAGCCCTGAACCTGTACCGGAAACTGAAACGATAGTTAGGACCGATGATGTTGAACGCACAGAAGATGTTGCTCGTACTGAGGAAGTTGTCAGAGAGCCTGAGCCAGTGGCTCCGGTGGCTCCCATAGCCCCAGAACCCACGCCAGAACCCACGCCAGAACCAGAACCTACTCCCACAAGCCCTGTAAAGCCCGTAGAGCCGACAAAGCCCCCAGAAGTCATAACACCTACCCCAGAGCCTACCGAAGCCCCTACAAGCCCTACAGAGCCTCAGATTCCAACCGAACCTATGCCTGAGCCAACTTTGCCAGAGGATGAGCAAGTAATCAGCATCGAACTAGCGTTAGAAGCAGTCGGTAAACTTGTAGATAACCTACGCTCAATCGGGTCGGACCTAAGTCCAGAAGTGCGAGAACAGGCGCAACAGGTTGTTGTTGCATCTGTCATCGTGACCCAAGTTGCACTAGCAGGTAGGAAGCCTTGAGATTTATCAAAGACCAACTAGAACAGGCTTGGACTATTTTGGGCTTGGGCATCGCCTGGGTCGTACTCGAAGGCTCAGCTAAAGACTTTGCCGGTTGGGCAATCCTCATCACTATCGCTCTTTGGGCAGCAACTTACCCCCTACGAAAGGACTAACTCATGTGGTTAGACATTGCTAGACGAACATTGGCCGTTATCGTTCTAAAGGTCACAGGCATCTTTGTCGGTGGTGCTGTAATCGGGCTTGAGGTTATGCAAGCTGTTGCAATGGCAGCGTTTGCTGGTGTTATAGATGTAGCTCAGGAACTATCTCGCTCTTACCTATCTGATGGTGAGCTAAACGCTGATGAGATCAACAAGTCTTTTGGCAAGATTGCCGACAAGACTGAAAAGAAAGACTAGCTCCTTAGCTTCTGTCTTTCCTCAGCGGTAGTGCCACCCCAGATACCAACCATCCCTGCCGACAAGGCATAGTCAAAGCACCTTAGCCTGACAGGGCAATCGTTGCACACATCTTTAGCTACCTTTATCAGTTTCTTACGCAGGTAGACATCTGGCTCATCCTCTGGAAAGAAAACATGAGGTAGCTGACTGCACTCGACACCCCCATTCTCACTAATGGCGTGTTGAAGTTCGATGTATTTTCTCTCTAGTTGTCTTGTCATAGGGTCAGATTAGAGTAGCCTCAGGATAAATAGCAAATCCACGCCGAGAGAGATAGCGTGGATTTGCCGACAAGGAAAGAGAGGGAAACCTTGCCAGTATCAAAGCTACCAACCGAGATAAACACAATTCACGAGGCAGTCCTGCTAGGGGACTTTGCTAACGGCTCACCTGAGTGGCACGAGCTACGCAATGAACCAGGTGCAATCGGTGGATCAGACATCGCTGCAATCGCCGGACTGAGCCAGTGGGAATCTGCAATCACCAAGTGGGCTAAAAAGACAGGACAAATCCCAGACGAGATTACGCCCTCAATGTCAATGAAGCTGGGCACAAAACTTGAGGCACCTATTCTTGACTTGTTTGCAGACGAGCATCCTGAGCTGACAATCTACGAAACAGGCACTTGGGCTAATCAAGCCGATGACTGGGCAAGAGCTAACCCTGATGGTCTTTACCTAGATGAAGATGGCAACTGGGGAATCATTGAGGTCAAGTTCTCTCGTGACTACTGGACACAAGTGCCACAGTCTTATCGGGCCCAGGTGCTTTGGTACATGAGTGTCTTTGGTATCCGGCAAGCTAAGCTCGTTGCCCTTGCAGGGTCAAGCTACATGGAGTTTGACATTGAGTGGGATGAGTTTGAGGCACAAACACTTTATGAGTCTGCTCTTAGATTCCGGCAAGCTTGCCTTGACTTCAAGATGCCTGACTGGGATGGGTCTAACTCAACACTAGAAACTGTCAGAGCACTTAGCCCTAACATCGAGGATGGCGAGGTTGACCTTGACGAGCTTGGTATGCACTACCTAAACTCGGTCCAAGATTACGAGGTTGCTAACAAGAAAATGACAGACCTAAAAGCTAGAGTTATCAAAGCAATGGAAGGCAAAAAGCGAGGTCTAGTCTTTGGTGAGCATCTGCTCAGTCTTAGATCTAGAGCTGGCGGTGCACCGTACTTGCATCACGAGAAGGGTAAGTAAATGCCACAGTTTAACCTAAACGATTACGAAACAGTCGAGGAACGCATTAGGCGGTTCTACAAAGACAACCCAGATGGTCGCATCATCACCGAGAACCAGACAACGCTACAAGACCGACAGGTTGGCACTTGGGTTGTTTATGCTGCTGTCTATCTGACCAACGATAGAGAGGCACTTGCCAGGGCAACAGGTCTAGCGTTTGAGGTTGATGGTCAAGGGATGGCTAACAAAACATCTGCACTAGAGAACGCTGAAACAAGTGCTATCGGTAGAGCCTTAGCCAATGCCGGATACTCAGGCAACAAGCGAGCCAGCCGTGAGGAAATGGCCAAAGTTGCAAGAGATAAGAAACCATCTGCAACAGCTAGAGATTGGCTTGCAATGGCAACAGAATTAGGCAATGACCTTGATGGTTTACGCTTGCTATACAGCGAAGCTAAGACTGGTGGAGCTGACACAGCAACGCTCGACAAGATCAAGGAAATCGCTAATGGACTATCAGGCGCAAAGGATTCTGCTTAGCTCAATCCTTGAAGTCCAAGAGTGCCTACACGAGCAGTATGACAAAGGTGAGCTTGACATCCTCACCGACTTATGGCGATTACAAAGAGAGAAAGCTAGAAGGCTAAGAGATGGAAATTATTACACCAGGCCACATAGTCCAGGAGCTACAACGCCTGACCAACGAGATGGACAAGGGTAGCAACGCCCTCTATGACGCTGAGTGCAAGATGGCAGATGCCGAGGCTGCTTATGATAGGGCAGTTTCTTTAGCCTTTATTAACAACTCTGGCACTGTTGCAGACCGACAAGCTGTGGCTAAGTTGCAAGCGGTAGATGAAAAGCTAAAGGCAGACCTAGCCAGAGCCGAATACAACAGGGTCAAAACCAAGCTAAAAACCCTGTCAGACCAAGCCACAATGATGGC